ATGAACGCCCCTGTACGACTTCGGCAGCATATAGCTCCTTGGTCGCGACTCACGTACGTAATAGTGAGCCAATCCACTTTGACGACTGGGATTATTCATCGGATGGAATCCGATGTCCCCGAGATCTGGGTGGATGACATTGATTGGGTACTCACACAGGCTCCGAAGATACTTAAGACAAGGTTTTATCCTTGGATCAAGTATACCGGACCCTTGGCGAGCCCACCTAACAAAACTATTGTGCGCAGAACATAGCGCATGGTAGTCAAGTAAGGTTTCGTCAATGTACACAGGTTTTACAGGATGGCCCTTATACGAATAACTCCCACAAGACTCACGGAAAGGATGCCGCCTTGTGAAACTCTTCGTACCGTTGACTTCTAGCCCAAAGTATTTAAACAGTTGTGCAAGCACAACCGTGACCTCGTTGGAAACAACAAGGTCATCCCCATACACGGACGTGACGTTGGGGACACCTAGGGCTATGTGTGTCGCACGAGCAAGAGAGTAGAATATTAAACTCTCAAGGGGAAAAGTAAAACCATTTCCCATTCCGGCAAATAAGCGGAATCCGTGCAGAGCACCATCAAAGGTATAACGCTTGGAGCGTACAAGGTCAAGTAGTTGAAACCAGCCAGGTGCCTCTTGGAGAGACATCCTGACTAGTCCTATACTCAACGTATTGGACGCATTCCGAAGGTCGAGTGTCGCGAGGTTCTGCGCATGCGCTATCTCACTAAGGCAGCCGTTTATAGACTGATCACTTAGATTGATAGAGCACTTCTTCATGAGAAGTTGTCGCAGGTATTCCCCTATGCCATTTTGTAAATAGGCATTCAGGGAAGGCTCAACGGTTATCGACCTATCGGTCTTCGCGTTTTTAGGGACGAACGCAAGCTTACACCCAGAAACAATCTCAAACACAGAGGGGTCGATGATGGAACATAACCCTTCAGCACCTAAAATTGCACCTGCTGTACGCGGGCAATGGTTTATTATTGCCATAGCGTATGGTGCGAGCTCTGGTGTTACTGTCAGTTTGTGACTGACTTTGTCAATTACTGCAGTACGACCGGTTTTGGTTCCAACGTTAGAACCACCCGAGAAGTACATTTTGTCCAGCATGGACGATAGCTTACCGCTGGCGGAGCCAAGCACCTTACCAATATAGCTCTGATGCAGATTAATTACCCGACGCAATAAGTGCGTTTGGGGCTCTGCAGAAAAGAGTTTGTAATTAGTTCGGTGATTAAGTGCCTCCCCTTCGCGGAAGGTCGCAATTGCCGCATCTCTGCGGTTTACGGCCAATACGAAAGGGAACTTGCGCAGGAGGTTAACATACATGTATTGAGTGCGAAACTCATCAGGACTAGTATTCCAATCCAGATGGCTATCAAGCGACGTAATGGTGTTAGCATCACATCTCCTAAGTGCATCCAATAACGTATACCCAACAGGGCAAGGATAGCTATCAAGTAACTTAGCAACAAGAGCACAGTGTATCTGGTGCTCCGAACTATGACGCGTGGCGTACATAGGGTTCTCCTCTTAGTGGAAATTAACGACCCCAAGATCCGTCAACCATCATCCCTTTTACAAGGGAATTGGCGAACAGAAGGTGCTGTATTTCCTGCATGCGACTAGTCAATGCATTAGCATGACCGGTATATGCTGCAGGTAGCACAGACTTGGTAGTCTGCATGTGCGTTCCTACCTTCACACCAAGAGCATCATAAACTGAATGCTCAATGGTAGTTGTGTAAGACGGCGCACGCCCACTAACAGTACCCGGGACCCTACTGATGGTGATGACAGGTCGATCCGACAGCGGTGAATAATTAACACCGTTGAAGGATAAACCTTTAAATACCATGTTATCATCAGTAAGCTCAGTCAAATCAAAGACTGAGTTCCCGCCCGTTGTTGCCAGCGTAATTTGGCTGGTTATAGTTTGCATAGGCATATTATGCCCTCCGTGATGCGCTAAATGCGCGGGTTATGGAACGAAAGTTCCCTGAATACCTTTGCCAACTGCTGCTGCACCCCACGAGGGAGCTGCTTGTAGTGCTGGCTTAGGTTGTTTCTCGCGATTTTAAGGTCTGTAAGTGCGGATACGAGAAGCGCTAAAAGCGCCGCCGCATTTCCTGCTCGAGGGTTAATCTCCTCGAGACTGACGCCAGACCCCCATTCTACTTCTGCCTTCGGTATAAAGGTCCCAACCCTGTTTGGGTTGTTTACTTGCAAGCCCCTCGGGTCCACGATATGGACATCGTCGAGTTCATTGCCAGTAATTCTAGAGAAGTCTTTTACGCTTCCCTTAGAGCCTTCCGAATCGGTGTACTCCCAGCTCTCCTCAAATGAATGAAGAGAGGCTAAGAAGCGACAACCGGCTGTGATCCCATTATTGGAAAGGTACTCTCCAATCTTTAGAACCCAGTCAACAATAAAGCTAAACGGAATTAACTCCCATAGAACCATTGGACCATCAAGGCCAAACAGCTCTAGGAGGTGACGAGAATCCACTTCCACCAGGTACTGGTGGCGGGCTTTTCGTCTGTACTTCACAGAGGCCTGGTAACACTGCGTAAAACCCGCAGGGGGATCTGGAAAGTCGGAAACGCTAAGAGTCTTAAAGATCGGTTCGATCTTCGAGATCTTATGCGCTCCTGCACTCAACAAACCCCACGTACCCTGGGCATAAACCCCAGTTTGGCCGATATTAAGGTAGTTAGAACCCTGATAATAATAAGGTTCCTTCTGAGGGGCTAAGTAGTGACGAAGAGTGTACTGATCCTCGTATGCCTTTGCCTCCTTACCCACACCCCCACATTCGAGCAGTTGTAATCGCCCGTTTGTAGAATCGTACAAGGTCTTAGAGTTAACTAGACCCCACACGATACGCTGGGTGTCCGCAACAAGCGGCTTAATACCATAGCTGTAGGACAGCCATAAAGCAGAGACACCTAAAAAGGCATCTGCCATAGCCCGAATGCCGCCATCTCTGGCAGCGTGTTTCATCGGACTTAAAATGGCAAGTAGGCCTCGCGCTAGTTCTTCCCAGAGAAGAAATATCTCTGGCATTTGTGCTAGCGTTACACCTAAGTCTGCTACTCTGTGTTTCTCCATCATCCGGTAGAAGGCAGCGCGATGCGCAGCCCTACACCAGTCGTCCTGTGCTGATAGCATTTCAGCCGTCATAGCAGTCGGGACGATCCGTTCCATGCGCCAGTCCAGACCAAGGTTGTCCTTGGTAAAGATGGCAGTTGGCAACATGTTTAACATGTTACCAGCAGTACATCCACCATAGCTGGTGTATGACTGGTACGAGCTTGACCCAAGCGTTAATGCTTGAGTTGCCGCACTCATGGAACGTGTTTGGAGCTTAGTCTCTCTTGTATAGTAGTTGTGCCACCAACGGAAATACTCCCGCGGGTCGAAGAAAGGTTTTGCCTTCCCTCGTTTAAGCACTCCCTGTCTATACAATTTACGCCCAGTATAACCAATCTTATAGTCCACGAAGGACTTATAACCTTTCCGTGAACCATACCAGGGTGTTTGCCCTGTGGTTCTAGAAACGTTGACCGGTCCACTATGTGCTTTCGCACTACCCACCCCATATGATCCCCCAGGGAACCCGTCCACAGTCAAGTAATGTACCTTCTCAAGTGTGAGAGGGTATTCTTGGATGGACTGGCCCCTTAAGATGGGGATTGTTAAAGGTGAGTATGTAGGCATATACGAGACTCCTATTAGTGTGGGGATGTCCCCCTAAAAGAGCGC